GCCCCACTTGAAACGTGCCATTCGCTCTTTGCTAAAAGATAGATTAATAGTCTGGTTAAAGTCTAGGCAGATAGGTGCTTCTTGGTTAATAGCCGCTTACTGTCTGTGGTACACTATGTATAAGCGTGGCGCTACCATTCTCTTGTTCAGTAAGGGTGAAACTGAGGCGATTGAACTATTAGCCAAGTGCCGTAGGATTTATACTCATTTACCAGCTTATTTAAAAATTAAAACTAACCCAGATTCCGCTACCGAGATGGGATTTCCTTATATGGAGAGTTCCATTAAAGCGTTAGCTGCCACCGAAACAGCAGGAGTTTCATTCACAGCCTCAGTAATAGTCTGTGATGAGTGGATTCTACACCCTTATGCCGCACGTAACTTCTTGCAGGCTAAACCCTGTATTGATGCTGGCGGACAGTTTATCGGAATCTTTACAATAGACAAGACCAAGATGAACGAGATAGCCGTTCAGACCTTTGCAGATGCAGAAGCAGGACGAAACGAGTTCACTCCGTTATTTGACCCGTTTGATGTTAGACCAGGTAGAGATGAGGAGTGGTATAAGAAAACTGAGAACTCTATTCCCGAATCAGCACTGATGGGATTAACCCCAGACCTTTATATGCTGTCTAATTACCCTAGAAGTGTAGACGAGGCCTTAAGAACAATAGGAACTGCTGCTGCCTTTGACCATTCTTCCTTACAGGCGATGCAGGATAATGCAAGACAGGTGCTTTCACCAGAATGGTACGCTACCAATGTTCCTCAAATAGACAGAACCGTTACCAAAATATACAGACCGTTTGTTTTAGGTGGCGCTTATGTAGCTGCGGCTGATGTAGGGCATGGAGTTGGTAGGGATAACACGGTTCTCGGAATAATGGACGTTAAAAGCGGGGAAATCGTCTGTGATATTCTCTGTAATAACATTTCACCAGCCAATATAGCGGCACCAGTTTATGATACACTTAAATATTACCACAGCCCCAAGTTCTTTCCAGAAGATAATGATAGAGGTAGAGTGTTAATAGAGAAGCTTATTGATTTAGGTTACAAGAGTTGGGGTTATTACGGCAAAAAGGGTGGTGCCAAGAACAAGATAGGGTGGCATACGGGGCACAATAGGACAGAAATGATTACTGGAGTGGTCGCTCCTGTTAATAATTTACAGATACAGATTAATAGTGACCAAGGTATAGAGCAGATGCGTGACTTAATTAGAAACGTTGACAAGGAAGGGCGTATCGAAGCTGCTACTGGCAAGAATGATGACTACCCGATGACAGTTGCTATACTGTGGGCGAACAGAAAAGAGGTTTCTACAGAAGAATGGGAGCCTCATACAATCAGTACACTAACATTTGCGAGGTAATATGGCTAGACAACAGGGAAAACCCGAAATAGGAGATATAATAAAGATAGCATCACAACTAGAGAATGATGTCTATGGAGTTATAAGAAATGAGTTCGCCACTGATGAGAAAGTATACGAGCTTGAATTTCTTGAACATCTAGGTTTACCCAAAGAATTTGAGAATGATGGCATAGTTCTTCCTGTAGCTAGGGATATTGTAGATGTGGCTACCGATCATACTGATATTTCCAATGCTAGAGTGTGGGTTAATAAGAAAGGTATCACCAACGCTGATACTGAAGCTGAGGAAATGCTACGTAAGCTAGCCCTTGGTATTATATATCGGACTAATACCGAATCGGCTATCTCCCCTTGGAGAGTAGCCGCTAAACACTACTGGTTGCACGGTGTTGCTTTTATGAAAGATGTTTGGGCTGCTGATATGTGGCCTAATAAACCTATCCAAAAGATTAATGAAAAAGATATAACCTATGAAGCAAGGCTAAAAGAATGGGAGATGGAGGTACAGATAACCCTCCCTATTATAATTCAGGCAATTAACCCTTATAATGCGATGCCAGACCCAGACCCAATATCCAATGCGTTCTTTATAGAAAAGCATAAGAAGTTAACATTTAATATACAGAAACGCTTTCCCAAATGGTCTAACCCCGAAGGTAGGTCTGTTGAGCAAGATATTGAGTGGTTAGAGTACTGGGACGACACCTATAAATGCTTTCTAGCTGATGGCGAACCAGTACTTACTCGTGGTAAGGGTGTTGTCGAGCATGGATATGGCTTTGTTCCCTATGTAGAAATAGATGCAGGTCTTGGTAATATTGGCATGGACTCCCTAATTGAGCAAAGGTGGGTGGGGTTACTTAGGTATATGCAGGATATTTTAGTATCACAGTCAAGGAACTTTTCAATTAATAATATAGTACATAAGAGAGGAGCTTTCCCCTGGTATGTAGGACGTGACAAAGAAGATGGTAGCGGTAGAACTAAGAAATTAACTAAGTTAGATACGAGTTATGGTGCGTTAAATGACTTGACTGGTATTGATTTAGAAAAACAAGCACCAGACGACCCTTCCCAATCATTAATGAGAACACTTGCCTTAGAAGATGATATTATAAGTTCTCACTCGGCACCACGTTCTTTAAGAGGGTTAGGTGAAACAGGTGTCAGGTCTGGTTCTGATAGACGTTTAATTCTTGCCGAAGCTGGTATGAGGTATGTTTATTCCAAGGATTCTTTCAAGTATGGTACGGCTAAAGTATTACAGAACTGTGCTAAACTTATCAAGAATGTAGTTCCTGCTAATGTTAAATTATGGAACTGGTCTAGCATTAAAGCCAATGAGTTTAACGAGGTTATCGATAGAGACAAATTAAAGGAACCATTTAACCTATACGTAGAGTTTGCGCCGATAAGTGACGAGGATGAATACAGAAGGCACGATGATATTGAAAGGCTTCTTAACAGTAAAATTATTACCGTAGAGACTGCTCGCAAGATGATTTCGTTCCTAGACCCGATAGAAGAGGGAAGGAAAGAAGATAAGGCTATGATAAAAGACGCCCTTATGAAAGGTGTTCTTTTACCTGCTACAGTAGAAAGGGGTAAAGAAGCAATAGCGCCCCCACAACCGCCTCAACCTCCTCCGCAATCTAGGGGTAATCTAATACCACAAAGTCCTCAAGCGATAGACCCAAGAAGCGCACAGGCGGCACAGCAAAGAATACAGGCGCAGCAACGTCCACCTGTAGTTAATGGGTTACAAGGACAATTTGGTGGTGGTAATAGAACAAGGACGGGACAATGATAGACTACGCAAAGTTAATAGGGGAAGTAAAAAAAGAGTGGGATGAAACTACTGATGAGGTTATTGAGGAAATGCTAACTCCAATAACCAAAAATATAGATAAGTTAAATAGACAAGACAACTCTAAACAAATAGACGAAATGCTAGAACAAGAGTCGGGGGTATAACATGGGAATCTATGATTTACAAATGCCTTGGGAAACACCAACAGGCGAGGGTATCAATGTTGGTTATAAATCTGGGTTGGGTCAAGATTTCTCCACACCTCCATCTCAGACCTCTTCTAATGTATCTAATGGTCAACTAACCCTAGGGTATTTAATGTCTGAGCAAGCGTCCCAATCCCTAGCCCCTGCTGCTATCGCAATTGCTATTGAGCAGAATTATGGTATGGGCGCTTTGATTGATTGGATGTCTGATATCCCATCTGGGCAGCAATACTGGGCTTCACTTCCAGTTGACGTACAAACATCTCAAGGTGTGGGTGCAACAGGTGCTAATGTTAAGATGACTGCGCTTGGTACCCCGATTATGACTAATGAATTTGGTGGACCAGGTTCACCATTAAGCAATCTACCAACTGATATTAATACTGATGGCACACCAGATTTGTCTGGTTATCAACAAGTGGAGCAAGCGGGTTCTGGTGGAATTATTCTGCAGTCTGTAAATAATCCTGAAGAATTTATACTATATAATCCAGCAATAGGTACAAAGGTTTCTATTGGAAGAGAAGCTGCGCAAGTAGAGATATTAGCTTACCAAGACCGATTAACTGGCGAAGATACTTCTGGGCAAGTTGATAGGTGGGATAGAATTATCCAGAATGGTCAATGGTATAATGTTGGCTATGATGCACAGGGTAATGTAGTGGCAACTAATCCTACTGGTGAAATGTACCAAGACCCTAACCAGATAACTGCTTGGCAACAGGCGCAGATCGATATGTCAAATACTGGTACTGCTGATGACAATGCTTGGCGACAAGCACAACTACAGTGGGATCAGGAACAATTTAGATTACAACAGGAAGAACAACAGAGACAATATGCGGCTGATTTAGCTTCTAATCCAGTTCAATGGTTACAACACGCTGCTTATACAGGGCAACAGCCAGTAGTCCAGCCTTGGATGTTACCTTTACAATCAGGTGATTATCCTAGTTGGCAATCAGGACAACCCATATTCGGTGGTGGTGTGCCACAACAGGGTGGCGTTCCAAGTCAGGGTGGAGGTTCGCCAATAACATATAATCCATCTATTCAGCAATCAGCAGGCTATAACCAAACAGGTGGTGTAGCAAGCAATCCTGAATATCAAGCATACCAAGCTGAGTTAGCTGCATTAAATCTACAGTACCCAGTTGGTAGTCCTGAAAGACAGGCGTTACAGCAAAGCGACCCTCAATTATGGGGTGATATGAGATTCGGCCCTAATCCTTATAATTTTGGAGGTTCGCAACCAACTACACAGAGTTACCAGCAACCAGCTAATTATAAT